GTGCGAAGATGTGTAATGCAAGATACCCATCCACATTCCGACTCTATTTTCGATTACACCATACATCTGTCCCGCTTCCTGCTTTTGGAGCGTCTTCTCTTTGAGTGTCTGAAGGTCTGGAATGTGGTCCTTGTATTTCTTAAGCGGATTTGAGAAGAACTCAGTTAGCAATCCAGATGGAAGCTCTATACGCTTGGCCATGAACCTGGAGAGAATTTGAGTATTCCATGCGTAAACCTCACCAAACTCAAGACAGAAAGGCGCCAATGTCAGGTTAAACGAGGGTATGATGAACTGTTGAGCCCACCTGGTCATATCCTCTGAATAATGGTAAACCCATGGTTTAATATTGGCCGGAGCCTGCGTAATCGACCTTTTCATCCTTGCCTTTATGAAGCTTATCTTCTTCTTACCGCTCGTCAACATTTCCCGCACATCCCCCTCACAAATCCTTCGAGCGATGTTTTCCCTTACTTTCGTAAACAGTCGGCTGATGATATCTAAGATATGGATCTCTCTCACCCCCGTTATCTGATTCTTCTTGAAGAGCTGACAGTATACGACCTTAAAATGAGGCCACAATCTAGTCATATTGCTTATGAAGTCCGGTGGCCTCGATTTTGGATCTCCAAGTAGCTTGAACAATTCCAGAAGGGTTATGATGACGTGGGATCTCTTGTTGGCGAACACCTCATTTGACTTCAGAATGCCCCTATCACGGATGTCAGCCAACCTATTTGCACGAATCTGACTGACGACATCCAACTCCATGATCTCATCTTTGGAATCGCCAAGTCTAGATTTGGTCGACAATGTGTGCAATGCCCGTTTTTGTAGATCTTTGGAATCGCCAAGTCTAAATTTGGAAGACATTATATTTAATACCTTCAACCTTCTTTCAACTGTGTGAGCTCTCACGTAGAACCGAATATTCGTCAGTGATTGAGTGAAAACGTTTCAAACAATTGGAAAAGTGAAATAGAATCGTTCACACGAACAAGACTCAAGACCCAAATTAAACGTAAGACGACGACTGGTCGGTTGGTGGGAGTGACTCAAATGAGCTGTGTGCGAGTGTTAATCAATTTGAGAGAGGAAGGCCAATCTTCCAAGTGAACGAGTGTGGTGAGGTGTGAGTGTTGT